ACGGGTATTCTTTGACGTTTACGGGTATGGAAAACCTTCCTGCAAACTTCTTAAATACAAGTTCTGAAAGCGATTTAGCTACGACAATTTTGAACGGAGCTACAATTGTAGATTCTTAGACACTTTCTGTTTCTCCATAGGTTTAAACCCTGCCTTAATCGGTGGGGTTTTTTTATGTTTAGAAACAAGAACACAAAACAAACGTTTATTAAATATGAACGTACTAACAACAACTACCGATCCACAACCTTTGGTTATCGTTCCTCGTTCTACTACGTTTGACGAATTAATATTTACAGACGATAGTACGAATGAACCTGTTACAATTACAATTGACAGCGTAGAAGATAAAAGCTATTACCAAATCTTAAACGTTCTTTGTGAATTAATAGAAAATAGGTTTTACAATGTGGAATTATTTAACGAGGGAGATTTAATTTTTAGAGGTAAAGTGTTTTGCACCGATCAACCAATAGTAAGTTTTTCGGTTAATAACGGAAAGTATGTTAGTAATTCAACAACAAATCAGTTTATAGTTTATGAATAATTTTCACGTAATAAATTTAGCAAAATACGAACCACCTCAAGTATTAGAATCCAAAAGAGAAGACTGGGTTACTTACGGGGAATCAAATTCTTATTTTACTTTTCTTATAGATAGATACAAAAACAGCACTACGAATAACGCAATTATAAACAATATAAGTCGTTTAATTTACGGTCGTGGGTTATTTGCTATTGACGCAAATAGAAAGCCTAACGAGTACGCTCAAATGATGACTTTATTTAATCAAGACTGCTTAAGAAAGTTAAGTTTTGAATTAAAGGCGTTAGGGCAATGCGCATTACAAGTTCATTATGACAAAGCACATACAAAGATTTTAAAGACTTATCATATTCCTGTTCAATTGTTAGCACCTGAAAAGTGCAATAAAGACGGAGAAATAGAAGCCTATTATTACTCAGATAATTGGGAAGATACAAAAAAGTATGCACCTAAAAGAATCAGTGCTTTTGGTTTTTCAAACGACGAAATAGAAATACTTTACATTCAGCCTTATAGCTTAGGAATGAAGTATTTTAGCTATGTTGACTATCAAGGTGCTTTAAGCTATGCGCTATTAGAGGAAGAAGTTTCAAACTACTTAATTAACGAGGTACAAAATTCATTTTCCGGTACGAAAATCGTAAACTTTAGCAATGGGGTCCCGACCCCTGAAATGCAGGACGAAATTAGCCAACAAGTTTTAGGAAAATTAACGGGTTCAAAAGGACGAAAAGTAATTGTAAGCTTTAACGACAATAAAGAAAACGCAACTACGGTTGAAGACATACCATTAAACGACGCTCCAGAGCATTACACTTACTTAAGTGAAGAGTGTTTGCGTAAAATTATGTTAGGGCATAACGTAACAAGTCCTCTTCTTTTTGGAATTGCTTCGGGTAATGGTTTTAGTTCGAATGCTGACGAGTTAAGAAACTCAAGTATTTTATTTGACAATATGGTTATTAAGCCGTTTCAAGACCTTTTAATAGCTTCTTTAGATAAAATATTAGCTTTTAATGGAATATCGCTTAAATTAGCTTTTAGAACGTTACAACCTTTAGAATTTACGGACGTAGAAAACGCACAAACAGAAGATCAAGTAGCTGAAGAAACGGGAACAATGTTAAGTAAAGATTCAGTAATAGCGCAAGCGTTAATTGATTTAGGCGAAGATGCTCAAGAAAACTGGGTTTTAATAGACGATTACGAAGTAGATTATGAACAAGAAGACGAAGCGGATAAGGAAATAGAAACCTTAAACAAACCTAAAAAAAGTTTACTGAGTAAATTGGTTAATTTAGTTTCAACAGGAACAGCAAACCCACGAGCAAAAAGTGAACAAGACGAAGTAGTAGACGGAATTAAATTTATTACTCGATATTCTTACGATGGGCAAATAAAAGAAAATAGCCGTGAGTTTTGTAAAAAAATGATTTTAGCTAATAAACTTTATAGAAAAGAAGATATTATTCGAATGAGTAATCAAGTAGTAAACGAAGGTTGGGGACCTGAAGGGATAGACCTTTATTCTATTTGGTTATATAAAGGCGGTGGTTCGTGTCATCATTTATGGAGAAGAAAAACGTTTGTAGCGTTTGACGAAAAGACGGGAATCGACCCATTAAGCCCAAAAGCTAAAACAATTTCAACTACAAAAGCTGAAAAGGCAGGTTATAGAGTACGAAATAACAATTTAGTTGCGATGCGTCCAAAGGATATGCCTTACAATGGTTTTTTACCAACTAACAAACGTTTTCAATAATGGCTGAAGTACTTTTTATAACCAGAGATGACATAGTTCGTTACACGGCTTTAAATGGCAATGTAGACACGGATAAATTTATTCAGTTTATTAAGATTGCTCAGGACGTTCAAATAGAGAATTATTTGGGAACTAAATTAGTTGAAAAATTAAAACAATTAATTGAAGATAACGAGGTAAACGACGCAGGAAACGAAGACTATAAATTTTTATTAGAAGGTCACGTTAAATGGATGCTTATATATTGGGCTATGTACGAATATATGCCTAACGCAGCTTATACAATAGCTAACAAAGGGGTTTATAAACATTCAAGTGAAAATGCGGAAAACGTAGAAAAAAACGAAGTTGACTATTTGCGAGAATATTACAAGACTTTAGCAGATCGTTACACTTCCAGGTTTTTAGATTACATAATAAATAATTCTGCTTTATTTCCTGAGTACGATGCAAACGAACCGGGAGACGTTTATCCGAATGATAACATAAATTATGGTGGATGGATACTATAAAAACATACAAACCAAAAAAGGAAAATATTGAGAAGTTACTCGTTTATTTAAAAAAAGTCAATGGGAAAAGTAAAGATATCGGAACTAACAGCAAAGGGAAGTAGTTTAGCACAAACGGATTTAATTCCTATTGCTGAGGTTTTAGGAGGTGGTTACGTTACTAAAAGAGTAAACGGAAATAATGTTAATTTTCGTCTTTTTGCTCAAACGGCAAATAGTACAACTATAACTGCAACCACAAGTGAATTGACATTGATAGGTGGCGGAGTAGGTTCTTTGACTGTACCTGCTAATGGTTTTCAAGTTGGGGATTCATTTCGTTTAGATATGGGTGGAGTAATAAGCGCACAAAACGGAAACACCATAACAATAAGATTAAAATCGGGCTCGGTTTCTTTAGGTAGTTCGGGAGCGTTAACAATGCCGTCAATTACTAATCAAGTTTGGTCTTTAACAACAACTTTTACTATTAGAGCAATTGGTGCTGCGGGAGTTGCTTCGATAGTTTCTTTGTCGCAATTTCATATTTTAAAAGCTGCTTCGGGAACTCAAGAGGGGTTTGCATGGAATGTAGTAAATTCAACAACTTTCGATACTACGACAAGTAACACGTTAAACATTACGGCTCAGTTTAGTTCTAACAACGCTAACAACTCAATTTATTCAGACATTTTTACATTAAGTAAAACATATTAAAATGGCAAATAGTAACGGCTGGGGTGACGGTTCAGTAAATAATAATATAGGTTGGGGACAAGCTCCAAACAATAATATTTCGTGGGGTAAATCTCAAATTACTTCTTGGAGCGGTGCAACTGATATAGACGGAGGAAACGCACCCGCAAATACGGTAGCTCCAGTTATTTCGGGTAGTACTTCTTTAGGAAGTGTTTTAACGACTACTAACGGAACTTGGACAAGCTTAACAACATTAACTTATACTTACCAATGGTATCGAGGCGCAACGTTAATTACAAGTGCTACAAATCAAACTTATACTTTAGTAGTAGCGGATTCAGCAGCTTCAATAACTTGCAAGGTAACGGCAACAAACATTTTAGGTTCGAATGTAGCTACTTCAAATGCTATAACGGCTCAAACATTTTCAGCACCCGTAAACACGGTAGCACCTGCGATAACGGGAACGGCTCAAGAAGGACAAACATTAACTTGTTCAACGGGTACATGGACGGGTAATCCAACTCCTACTTATACATATCAATGGAAGCGCAACGGATCAAATATTGGAAGCGCGACTAATTCAACTTATGTTTTAGTAACAGCTGATGTAGGACAATCAATAAAATGCACAGTAACGGCTACGAATGCAATAAGTTCTGTTAATGCTGACTCAAACACGGTAACCCCAACAAGTTCAACGGACGCAGATGCACAAGCATTTATAACAGCAGCAGGAATAACAGACCCAACACAACAAAGTGCAATCAATACTTTGGTAGTTGACTTGAAAGGGTATAGTATTTGGACAAAGTTCAAAGCTATTTATCCTGTGGTAGGTGGTTCGGCTGCAGCTCATGCGGTTAATCTTAAAACACCGGGAACTCATAATTTAAGTTTTGCAAGTGGTTGGACTCATTCAAGTACAGGAATGCTACCAAATGGAGCTACTTTTGCAAATACAAATCTAAACGATAATACAATTTTAAGTTTGAACTCAGTTCATATAAGTTACTATTCACGCACAAATGAAAATGTAGCGGTTATCGAAATGGGAACGGGTTTAAGTGATGGTTTATTTATTGAAGCCAGAACATCTAATGTTTCATATTACAGAGTTCATTCAACAACTTTATTAACTCATGCGGATACTGATTCAAGAGCTTTTTATGTAGCTAATAGAACAGCATCTAATGTAATGAACGCATGGAAAAACGGAGTTAAATTAGCCACAAGTGCTGGAGCGTCAACAAGTAAGCAAAATTTTAATATCTATTTAGGTGCTTTAAATAATGGCGGGACAGCGTCTTTTCCAACTGGTAAACAATGTGCCTTTGCTTCAATAGGTGACGGCTTAACAGATACGGACGCAGCTAACTTTTATACAGCAGTACAAGCATTTCAAACAACTTTATCAAGACAAGTCTAATGGAAGGACGAATAGTAACAAACCAACAAGCTCAAGATTTACAAGGAGTATTTTTTGACGCAGATACATTTTTGAATTTTGTCCAAGATATTAACGATGTATATTTTTTATTCTTAAGTGAATCAGACGAGGTGGATATTGCACCAACTGAATATTCTTATTTATTGGATATTCCTTTGAGTCCTTTTGAACCAAAACCAACACCACCACCTTTTGAAAATTAATTAAATGCTACCAATTACACAAATCTTAGATATTATTAAAAAGCAAGGAGCTACGGGAGTTCTTGCGTTATGGTTATGGTACACGCACAGCGATGTTCAAGACCTTAAACACCGTCTTTACGACTGTTACGGAAAAGGTAAAAGTTCGTCTTTAACTAAACAAATTGAAAGTACTGAAACATACGCCGTAATACCAAAAGACGAATTAAACGAAATAAACGAAACTGAATGAGTTACGACTGGCTAAAAGACGAGAAGTCACCGAGAATATTAGTTCAGGCCGTTAAGCAACTTGGAGTTAAAGAGATCGTGGGTAAAGCACATAACCCTGTAATTTTAGGTTGGGCTAAAGAGTTAGGACTATCAAACGTTTATACGAACGATGAGATTCCTTGGTGTGGTTTGTTTATAGCTTACTGCGCAAAGTCTGCAGGGTTAGAAGTAGTTGAACGTCCGTTATGGGCTTTAAATTGGAATAAATTTGGTAACCGTGTTTTAGAACCAATGTTAGGCGATGTTCTTACATTCAAAAGAAACGGTGGTGGACACGTAGGAATTTACGTAGGTGAAGACGACACACACTACCACGTGTTAGGTGGCAATCAAAATAACTCGGTAAGCGTTTCACGGATCGCAAAGAGTAGATTGAATCAGGCACGAAGAACAGCATGGAAGATAGCGCAGCCTTCAAATGTTCGCAAGGTTAAATTAGAAGCAAAAGGAGTAATAACAACAAACGAAGCATAAAAATGGCAAAGAAAAATTTAAACGTAAATATTGACACTGAAAACATAGATGTTAATGTTGAACGAAAAGACGGAGAAGTAAAAGTTAACTACGATTCTAAAAATTTAGATGTAAAGGTTGAGAAGACCGCTAACAACGTTGAGGTGAAAGTTGACGCACAAAGCGGTTTTTTCAAGTTAGTGGGTAAAATATTAGGAAAAGTTTTGTTACGTAGAATAAAGTAGTATATTTGTAGCGCATAATTTCATAATTGAAAGATTAATTGTTAATGGAAACCCTTACTTCGGTAGGGGTTTTTTAGTTTCAATAAAAAATATCTGAAAAAAATGTAACTATATTAAATAATATAACGTATATTTGTCAAAACAATTAAATAAAACATTATGAAAAATTACTTTTTAGACTTGTTAGACCAAGTTACACCAGCGAATGAAGAACACAAAGAGTTTTTAAAGGTCGTTACGTTCGGTTTAACGCTGTTTCTCGGAACGTTTGGTATGTTGGTATCACTTTTTATTTTAATGCCATGAGAACGAATAAAAACACGAAGCCAACTTTAATTGAGATTATTAATTACTGGCATGACCAAAAGAAAAAAAACACGGGTCGTTTAAATATGCAGCTTTATTTAAAAGTTTGTGAGGCTAAGGCGTATAACATTAGGTGGAATGAAGATAATAAAACATGGTCAAGAATATGAAATACTTTATTATTGGGTTATCTGC